GCCTATAGAATAAAAGCAAATTTGGAGCCCCCTGTAGGTCTCGAACATCAGTAGGACCCCCGGATGTGGCGGTCACCTGATCCGATTTGGCAATGGCAGTGATATATGATTTGGCACGCTCTTGATTCATTTCTGGATAGGTTTCCAATGCGCAAGCGATTACGCCACACACCTGAGGAGATGCCATGCTGGTTCCTGACAGTTTTAAAACAAAAAAATTACCACCTCGAGAATCCTGTACTCCAGCAATGTACGGGCCAATGACATATGTGCCTGGAGCCCACAGGTCCACCCCCGGTCCGCAATCGCTGAAAGCAACTTTTTTGTCCAATTCCACTGTGTCCAGCGCACCCACGCAGAGGTTGGGTATGTCATTGGTGCCTGTGGAGCTGCCGTCACCCGCGGCGTCATTAGCAGTTGGGCTGGTGCCTCTCATGTAATAATAAGGATTTGCCACGCTGGCGGGATATCTGATGGCCATCTCGAATGTGTTGTTCCAATCCGGACCACCCGGCACGTCATGCTTCCATCTGCCGTTTCCGGCAGCACCAACCGTGAGGATACCTTCATCTATCATGTCTTCGATGTCTGCATCCATGATAGACACTCTCTGCGGTATACGCTGGCTAGCAATAAATCCCCATTCATTTAATTGCGCTGTTGTGAAGTTTGTATTGGGGGTAGTCTTACGGTTGTTTACGCCCAGTTGTAGATCTATCTGTTCAGGTATGTCCTCATAAAATACCCATTCATTCACCATGCCGGGGCTGTTCAGTGTACCCGTGGAGCTGGCGTTTCCCTCCGTTCTGATCCTATAAGTTCTGTAGGGAGCCGTTCCTTCGACGCCATAGTAGATTCTCTGCACGGAGTTGTCGTCTGCACACCACATGATTTTATGATATCCGGGATTGGCTGGTCCTAAATTACTGTAAGCAACCGATCCGCCATCAAAAGTTATGTAATGGTTGGTGCCCACATATATGATCTGGTGGGTGCGACCAAGAAATTTCACCGGGAAAGGTATATTCAATTGCCAATATCCGTCGTCGTTGTTGCCCACGGTGGGGAAAGTGCTGGATGTCAGGCTCGCCGCGCCCAGTAAAGAACTAGCCAGTGTGGTCACTGTCGCAGAATCTGTGATGGTTGGGTCATTGTCTATCAATATGTCCATGTCGAAGGCATATACCTTTCCTGTCACTTCTGCGTTGTCGATATCCGTTGCGTACACAACAGAATAATTGCCTTTTGACGCCAGTGTGATGGTCTCGTCGATCACGTTAGTTGTGTTGGCCGTGCTGTCTGATCTAGGTCCCACTGTGAAAGTATTCACAACAGTGTTGTCGCTCTGTCGAGTCACTGTGATACTGGTCGTGAGAGTTGTGGTTCCGGAGCTGCCTCCCGCCGACACGTCACTCTGTATTCTAACACCAGCATCCACAGTGTCTGTGTTGATCACTATGGTGTAGCTGGCCGCTGGCTGGGTCACCCCTGCAATGCTGGCGTGATATGGGTTTTCTTTGGTCCATGCAGACGGCTTGGATACGATAGTACCTTCTCCCTGGTCTTCTGTTCCCGTGGTTGTGATTCTGTTTCCGGCGTTCTCGAAATTGACCAATGTGGCCAATCTTGTCGTTGCCGTGCATACTCCGCTGAATCCACCGAAAGTGATAGGTCCCCCAGGGTCCGGAACATATCTGTAACCTCGATAGGTCACCGCGGTGATGTCATTGAATGTCCACTCTCCCGGGAATATGCTCCATCCCCAACTGTTGTTGCAGATGGTTGGATTTTTCCTGCCCGTGGCAGCATTGACCGATTTTGTAGCGTGGAACTGTCTCACATAATCAAACACATATCCGAAATAATAACTAAATGAAGTATTGCCTGCATCATAATATATGTTGTAGATGTTGGCACCCCTGGCCCATCCTTGGGTGTTGCCGGCCACCGTGCCCGATACGTGTGTGGAGTGGCCTTCTGTGCCATAGGTGTAATTGCCTGCAGCTATACCTCTGACCTCGGGGTCGTGTTGGAACCAGTTGTATTGCACACCTCTGCTTCCCCCGGTGCCATCGGCATTCACTGCATATTCTGGATGATCCCACGGAATTCCGTTCGTATCCACCATCACACAATCCACATTCCTTCCGATCTGTGTCAATTTAATTGTTCCCGTCACGGCAGGTGTAGTTCCTGCTCCATCGCCTTGGTAACCCGTGCCTCCCCATCCGCTTCTCTGCTCACCTTCCCAGCAGCGCAACAATCCCCAGTTCCTCATGATGTTGCTGGTGGCTGAGGATTTATCCCATGCCACGCTGGTCTGTATTGTAGTATTGGTCAGTTCTTCATTGACGAATAATCCTGGTTTGGCGCCCAACAATCCTGGATGTATCTCAACTGATTTTACGCGTGGATCCGTTTTCAGTTGATTGGCTTCCCATTCGGTCAATCTGTAGAGTGTCCCCCTGCTCAATGGTCTACGCTCCACACATTCTATCGCACGGGTCAGTTCTAATCCTTCGGGGGTTTGATTTTCAGTTTCTAGGTCGCTGTATAAAGATTTTAGATCTTCTGCGTTATATACCACCACGTAGTATTCATTGGTCTCTATAAATCTTGCCGATGTTGAAGGCCTATCAGCCATGTTACACCTCCAGGGCTACCAGGGTCAATGTTACTGTTATTGTTGTGGTTGAGCCGCTCTTGTTGGTCACTGCACAATAGATGTCAGTGGATGGAGTGGACTCATTGCTGTACCCAACCGTTCCAGGGCTGATCAGAATAGTTTCTGCTCCGGTGGTTATGACCTCTGCAACCACGCCCGATCCTGGGGTTGGATCTGCTCCCTCCGCTCTCGACGAATCGCTCGATCTAGCGGCGGTGCTCACATAAACTTTTACCCAAGCTGCGGCAGAAGTTTGAATCTTGTATAATGCATAACCTTTGTATCCTGTTATTGTGATATTGCCCGTGGCTCCGTTGGCTATACTGGCGGTGGTCGCGTTGGCAGTGGTCCTACTAGTAAGTCCACCACCGCCGGCAACACCAGAACCATCGATGGTTAATGTGTCTCCAGACACTGCCGTGGTTATTCCGCCTGATCCTGCGATCTTCAATGTTTCTGCATTGTTTAGAGTAACGCCAGTGGAGTCATCTCCAACGAATTTCATTGTGGCTTGTGGTACGCCCGTGATGGTCAATACATCTCCTGACACTGCTGTGGTGATCCCTGTTCCGCCAGCAACTTTTAAAGTTTCTCCTGAATTAAATGAAGTACCTGTTGAATCATCTCCAACCACTGTTAATACGTTTGCTCCTCCACCAGATCCGGTTATTGTGAGCACATCTCCGCTCATTGATGTGGTCACAGAACCTGCTCCCGCTATTTTCACAGTCTCTCCGTCTGAAATTCTTGTTCCTGTGCTGTCATCACCCACGAACGTGATGCCTTGAGCTGCCGATAATCCCGCAGCAGTGAAATAAGCCAGGCCATCCCATGCCGATGAACCATTTCCAATTTTAATCTTATATGTGTCAGTCTCGAAACCAATTTCACCCTGGCTGAGTGTGGGATTGGTTGAAGTCCAGTTCGCTGCTGTGTCTCTTCTTATTTGTATTTTATTTGCCATATTATGCTCCGCCCCCGTTTACTGATGTTTCTCCTGCTCCATATGCGGATGCTGCAGTTCCACCATCTAAGTTTAAAGCTGCTGCATCATATACGACAGCCGAACCAGCGGCATCTATATTTAATGTAACAAGCGTAGTTCCACTTATAATAACATTACCTTCCGCATCTGTAGCAGTGGTTATTCCGTTAGAACCCACAAATTTAATGTTATTTCCTGAGGATATTGCACGTTGGGTGCTGTCATCCCCTGCCACACTGAAAGTGAATGCCGTGGGACCAGTGATCGAGAGAGTGTCTCCGCTCATGGCAGTGGTAATACCACCAGTCCCTATTATTTTAATTGTTTCACCATCTGATATGCGAGTGCCCGTGCTGTCATCACCCACAAAAGTTAATCCCTGGGCTGTGACATCTCCGGTGGCTGTGATGGTCAGAGTATCTCCCTCCATGGATGTGATTATGCCCGTGCCTCCTGCAATCTTTAAAGTTTCGTTGTCTGCAATCCTTGTGCCTGAGGAATCGTCACCCACGATCGTGATACCTTGCGCCGACAAGCTGGCGTTAGAATTACCCGCAGGTGGTCTGTTTAAACTAACCTTATATCCTGAAATTTTTATTTCAGCTTCGGAACCAGCAGCTTTTAAATAAACCTGATTACCTCTTTGTTCTACTGAAAAAGTTAAATGAACAATGCCATCTGTAGTTAATTGTGGTCCTATTATGATGTATGGATTATTTCCGTCGTGCACCACTATGACTTCTGACATACTGGATTGTGTGTTGTTACTGTCATGCGCTGATAAGGTATAGAAAGCGGCAGTGGTATCAGTCATGTGGAACGAATCTATAGTGGTTGATGCAGATGATGCAGTGAGAGTGCCTATAATTTTTTGAAAGACAGTCTCGTCGGAAGACTCATCATCTGACAATAATAACTTATGCAATTTTAAGTTCAGTGTTTGGCCGTTAGAATATGCTTTCAATACGGCCAGGCCATCACTAACGTCCGCTGTGAACGTAATAAAACTTTCCTCCTCGCTGTTGCTGAGAATGTTGTAAATGGTCATATAGGCATCGGTTCCGTCGTGGACCATGCATATTTCCGCGCTGAGATAATCGTTGGGGAATGCTGCCCCTTGATCACTAACCATTACAAAATATTTGGCAGATCTATACTCGCCGATGGGCCATGTGTCTATCACTGTTTCTTCAGTCCCTAGATTATCGTATTTTAAGGTGGAGGTCCTTCCTAGAGACTTTAATCCAGTATCGTCACGTAAAATAATTTTGTAGGCCTGCACACTGTTTATGGCAGATTCTCCAGTAATGAAATACTTAACATCATCTCCGATTAATTGTACTCGTAAAGTGGGTTCTTCAGCAGCCACAAACGTACCTGTGCTGATAATAGCAGACTCGGACATGAATGCTTCCAACCCATCGTGAAGCAGGTTAATTTTTGAAGCTCTTATTGTGTTGTCCTCTTCGTTCCTATAGACCTGATAATATAATATGGCACGGCTATTAGCTGCAACTAAACTATCCACCTCTTTTTCTGACGTATCTATACCTATCTTGGAAATGATTTTGGCATCTTCATCCAACATAGTAGATGGCACGTTCACTCGACCACTGAATAAAAGTCCCGTCTTGGTGGAGCTGATGGTTTGATCTCCTATGTACACGGTTCCAGATCCAAAATATCCTGTGTTGAATCTTTTGGTTAATGATCCCAAATCCACAACATCATCTGTGGTGGGTATTATCGAAGTATCCACAGTGATGACTCCTGTGCCCGAAGTGCTAATCTCAATGTTCTCGTTGGATCTCTGTCCAGCGATTTTGTTGTCGTCGATTAACATACCACCGGTGTCCAAGGAATCTATGGAACTGGTACCTGTAATGGTCAAAATATTTCCGCTCATTGCTGTGGTCACTGAGCCTGCCCCCGCAATTTGCAGCGTTCCGCCATCTGCGACCGCGGTGCCTGTGGAATCATCTCCGATAAAAGTTATACCCTGTGCAGGATTTGATCCATTGATCGTTAACACATCTCCAATCACTGATGTGGTAATGTTATTGCCTCCCTCAATTTTAAATGTTTCGCCAACTGTCACTGCTGTGCCGGTGCTGTCATCACCCACTATGGTGATTGCAGTGTCGGTCTTTTGAGCATACACTGTTAGATCAGGACCAGTGATGGTCAGTGTATCTCCACTGACAGCAGTGGTGATGTTTTGAGTACCTGCAACTTTTAATGTTTCACCTAAAGAAATAGTTGTTGTTGTTGAACTGTCATCAGCTAATGTAAAACCGGAATTAGTTAAAGATGAATTAGAAATATTTGTCAGTGTATTTGATGAACCACTGATAGTTTTATTTGTTAATGTTTGTGTGCCTGTTAATG